GTGTGAAAAAACCATACTCTTTAGATTATTCAATAGAAACCGATAAAGAGCGAGCTGCTGCCGTAAGAGATATATTAGATTCTTTACCTTACGACCCATCTCCAACAGATTTGGAACAAATGGCCTCCTATATTTTATATGGCAAAGATGAGGAAGGTCAAAACGCAGTTCAGCGTGGTGACACACTTGATAATAATAAGCGCTATAATTCGTATAAGAAAAAAGATGATAAAGCGCTTTCGCTCGAAGAAATACTTGATAACCCATTTATTGACCAATAGCAAATTAAACCTATGCATTAGCGCGATGCCTATGTGCGTCCGCGCCCCTCAATTAAGCGACCCAAATATGATAAAGAGGGAAATATAGTGGATATTGGTGATGGTGATATTCCTGGAATGTGGGAAGTTTGGGACTCAATTGACAGACTATCGCACTGGATTGCACAACTTGAGGGTAAAATACCGCCGGAGGAAGGCGTCGAAATATTTGACGATTCCTATCGTCTATATCGCCTAAAACATAATTTAATTGATATTAGGAGAACGCAATATTATTTGAAGGATTCGTATAAGCCCGAAATACATTTTCTCGCAATTGACCACCCTAAAACCCAATACTACGATTGGTGCGGCGACGCCTTCTACTGGATGCCATATGATAAGTGGAAAGAGCGAGTTAATAATGCGCTTACAAGTAATATTTCGCGCGACCTTAAAGATTATGAAACAAGAGGGGAGGGGGACCAATTAGAGGTAAAATGGGTTGTTAGACACCATACCTTTGACTGGGAGAACCCTAGCCATGTTCGCGCGCTTATCAATTAGTATGATACGTTATATGAGTCGCTTAAGGATAAGTTGGATACATACGGCCGCACCCTTATTTGGGATTTCGAACGCTACTGTGAGTTAGCCAATTTAACCCCAATTCGCACCTTTATTCTTAAATGCAAAATTGATAAGATGCCATATGTAGAAATTATTGAAGAGCTTGATAAGAAGTTTAATTTAACCTACAATATCAATCATTTGTCAACTATTTTAACAAAAGAAATCCCTAAAAAAATTGCCGAAGTTGCGAAGAAGCAACGTTTACTTATAGAGACACCCATATCTTAGAAGAAACGCTGCCGCGAATGCGGCAAACTTTTACCAATGGATGCCGTATTCTTTGGACATAATTATGCAAATCCAGATACATGGCAACATCGGTGTAAGATTTGTGAAAAGCAACTACGAATTAGTAAGGGAGGATAGAATGTAAATGACAAACGATCAAAAGACACGTAAGTGTCTTAGGTGTAAGTAGGATGTGCCGCTAACATCCTTTTAGAAAACACCTAGCAAGTTTTTTCCAGGCGGCCGCTCCTATATTTGTACAAATTGTTTAGAATAGATGGTACCGCAGGACAATTTGGGAGAAGTGGATAGATTGATGCGCTGGCTTGATTTACCCTTTGACCTAAATAAATGGACGTAGCTTTATGAGACACATAAAGACCATACGCTTACGGCCTACTTTAATTTATTGTACGATGACCACTATAGTAGTTTATAGTGGTAGGACGAGAACGAAAGATGGCGGCTGGCCCGTGCGGAAGGCACACTTGATGATGAAATTAAAGAACTTAATGACGCGAAAGTTAAGCGTTTAAAGAAGGTTTGGTCCGCCGCATACAAACCAGAACAATTGCTTTGGCTTGATAATTTTTATAATTAGATTGTGGCTACACAAAATGTTTCTACTCCAATTTTATAGGAAAAAGCGCGCGACTTCTGTGAACTTTAGATTCATATTAAGGAAGGTTTGCGCTCGGGGCAAGATGTTTCTAAAATGATGAAGCAGGCAGATGATATTGTTAAGACATATCATTTTGAAGCCTCTAATGCTAAATCCGCGGCAGACTTTGAATCAGTCGGGGAACTTATGGTTTATTTTGGCAAGAAAGGATGGCATCCTAATTGGCATACAGAACCACAAGATTCTATTGACTTTATGATGGAAAATATTTAGAATTATTTGAAACGTCTTGTGTTTAATGAAGGAAACTTCGCAGAGCAGGTTGAAGATAAGCGCGCCCGCTACAACATGACAGAACGCCTTGAAGAAATTGAAAACGAAAGAATCGAATTTGATGAAACCTCTGAAGTTGAGTATGAAGGTGAAGATGAATTACTTACTGAACTATAGGGGGGATAGGATGAATGATTCGAAGGAAGTTGTAATGCGGGATGGAATACCGATTGAAAAAGGTATAGTTTTAACAAAAGAATTTTTAGATAATAATTAGGAATTGTTTACTAAATATTTGAACTTTTGGATACTGTATCCAGACCTTTATTTAGACACAATTTAGGATACCGAAGATGCAAAAAACTTTCATCTTTTACCCTTTCAACGAGTTATGTTGCGCGCGAATATGCGTTATCGTTATGCCTTTACTACGGCTACGCGCGCAACCTCAAAATCTTTTACTGCATATTTAAGCGCGCTTGTGCGGGCGGTTTTGTTACCCAATTCTAATATAATGATTGCTTCTGATATTAAGGGTACGGTTATTAAAATTGCCGAAGCTAAGTTTGAAGAGATTTTTCGTCATTGGCCTCTTTTAAGAAAAGAATTAGCCACGCGCGAAGATGATGGTAAAACCGGCGTCAAATCAAGTAATAACTATTATGAACTAAGATTTAAGAATGGCAGTATGATTACTGTTGTTTCTAAAGATACTTCTCGAGGACTTCGTGCTACTGCCGCAATTCTAGAAGAGTGTGCGCTAATAGAAGAAGAACCATACAATGAAGTTTTACTTCCTCAGATGAATATTAAACGGCGTGAAGTTGATGGCACCATCAATCCTGAAGAACCAAGTTCGCCGCAAATCTTTATAACTACCGCCGCAGAACGTACCGTCTTTATGTATTAGAAATTGATTGAAATTACCGTAAATGCGGTTTTGCGGCCGAAAGAATATTTCTCATGGGGC